GCTGCTACATACTGAGTATGCGCACCAGCATCAGTAAAAATATTACCATCTGAATTGATTACCAATCCATCTGTTTCTACGCCTGTTGTTGTATTTGTATCAATGGTTTTAAAACCATTTTCGGAGCGGACTGGACCGCTAAAAGTTGAATTCGCCATAATTTCCTCCTCGGAAATAAGTTCTATTGTCTCGGCTTGTCTGCTAGGTCAGTCGATAGAACAAGTTAATAATCCTAGTTCTTTGATTGTATATCAGTTTAATAAAAAAATCCAAAAAAAAGGGAGCCGAAGCTCCCTTTTACCAAAACATTTGGATTTATACGCCTTGAGAAGCGAAAACAGCTCTCCAGTTAGAATAACCGAATGAATATCTTTCTCTAGCTTTGTAACGCATGTTACCAGTATCGAAATCGCCTTCTAGGGCTGTACTCATTGGACTTCTTTGGAAGTGTTTAAACCCATCAGGACAATCTGTTTTTAAGAACCAAGCATCTGTATCAGTCAGATAATGGTTAACAACATATCCTTGAGGGATCATACCTGTATTCTTAATAGCATTAAGGTCGTTGTCAGATGTGCCTGTTCGGCCATTTGTTTGCAACAATCTATCTGCAACGAATTGCAATGCTGGTGGAATAATCAACTTTTGCGTTTGAAGAGCAATTACTAAATTTCTGTCATCAACTAAAGTTGAAACATTAATAAGAGCATCTTCTAATGAAGTCTCATTCAAATCTGCATAAGTTGAAGGTCTGTTACTAGCTGAACCGCCGCCACCTAGAGGATGATCTGAAGCAACAAGTGCTTTTCCATCTCCGCCAGTTACAGATGTATCAAACGCATTGTTTAATACTGCTGCAGCTTTGATTTGCTTAGTATTCGCCATAGATCTAGCCAAGGCTTTTGTATACCTTGAACCAAGTCTATCGTAAAGGTTATCTTCAACTGCCTCTTCTGTAAGAGCAAAAGCTAAAGCAACGGTTTCGTGGGAGTAACGTGATGTATATCCTTCAGAAGCTTGGTCGAAAGAAACTCCTTCGCCCTCACCTTTTACTGAAGCGTTACCAAAACCAACGATCATTACTTCTTCTTCAAACGCTCTGTCTGATGATTCAGTCTCGAAGATTTCTTCATGCTCAGAATCATAACGGTCGTATTCCATGCCGAAAAGGGCATTTAATCCTGGTTCTAATTCTTTCGCTAATTGAGCTCTATTAATAGCCATGATTAAACTCCTGCTGCGGTTCTGTTAAAATGCTCGTCTATTCTGACGATCATATTAGCATTGGTTGAAAGGGACCCAGTTCCTAAGGCATTATTTGAAGGATCTTTTGTGTATCCCATAATTCTTAGTTGTGCAGTTCCAGTAGCCATAGTGCCACTTAGTTTTACACTTGACATTCCTGTGATGTCACTACCAGCTGCATAAACAATATCACCATTCAAACCGACTTCGGTTTGGGTAAGACTGCCTGTAGCGGCTGATTGGACTTCAAACAAAACGTCTGGGTCGTCGACAACGGCTGCTTTGCAGTCGCTGGTTGCTGTCAATGTTGTCCAAACAGGAGAGAAAATTTTATCTCCGCTTGAATCAGTAAACTGACATCCTTGAAAGACTCCTAGTAAAAGATCGCCAGCAGCTGCTACGGCTATGCCGCCTGTGCTGACCATTTTTACTGGGTCGCCTGTATAGATTGTTCCAGTTGTACCAGTTAGAATATCGTACTCAGTTGTTCCTGTAGAATTATAACCTGAGCCCAATTTTCCAATTGGTTTTAAACCGAAAGGTGCATTTGTATTTGCCATTCTTATACCTTTAATTTAAAAAATAATTTAAGCAGTAAAAGAATTAACTTCTCTTACCACCGCCAAAAGTTACGCTTGATGTTCTCTGAGGTTTTAACATCGGAGAACTTGGATCTGATTCCTTCATTAGATCATTGTCAATCGCGTCTTGTTGCGATTGTGCACGGTCGCTGAAATAGGCGTTTCTCTCGTCACGTGTTTCATTTGGAATCTTAGCCAAAAGCAAACCACCCACAGAAACTACACCCGCATGCTTTCCATTATCAATCGAAGGAAGTTCAAAGTCTCCAATCTCTTCGACGCGAACAAGGTCAAAACCTTCACGCAATCTAGACATTATATTCTTCTTATCATCCTGACCGACAATTTCAGCTCTTATCCACCTGTAGGTAAAACCTTCAGGGGCAGGTGGTGTCTCCAACATAGATGGGGGACGCCATGGTTTGCGAGCGTTTGAGGATGCTCGATTATCCGCAGAGCGAGGAGCTCTGTTATTCTTTTGTTTTTCTTCAGTCATATTTGTTACCTTTTAATATGCTTTGCGTATTCTTGTACTGGTACATTTAAACGACGGGCCATTTCGACTTCACTTTTGGTGAGCCTGACTTGTCGTTTTTTTCCAGAGCCTTCAGATCTTCCAGCAGGTGCAACAGTTTGTTGCATTTTTGCCTTGGACTTGACTGCCCCACCATCGCTGAATTTATGTGGAAACTCAACTCTAATACGTTTATCTATTTCATCATAGTACATTGTGTCCGAAGGATCAAACCCTTCTTCCTCAATTAATTTCTGATGAATGTTAAAAGCGGCTAAAGTCATTATTTCGTCTTGACCAAACCACTCGTTTTTTTGTGCCCAACCCTCAGCCTCTGGGTCTGCTTGAGGGACAGGCGCTTGAATCGGTTGTTGTTGTTGCTGTTGTTGAGGAACGTTTTGATAAACGGGCTCTCTTTCAATTTGCATTCTATTGGTTGCCAACTTACTTTCTTCAACAGTAATCTTGTCAAGAATTTCTTGGGCTTTGGTTACCTTGTCCCAGTCTTGTTCTTGATAAGCTGATTTCAAAACAGTATTGGCTTGAGCTCTTTGAGATTTTAATCTGTTTTCAGCTTCGCCGTAATAGCTTTGATTTAGTTGAGAAGTGCTAGTTTTTAAACTTTCATTTTCAACTTGTAAGTTTTTTGCATACTCGTAAGCAGACTGAGCGGCACGCTCTTGCTCACGCATTTTTTTAGTTAAACCCGCAATACGTTTTTGAACACCTTTTGAGTAATTCTCTAATTCGTCTTGCGTTTCATCTTTTACTGTTTCTTCTTCAGAAACATCTTCTATAGCTGATTGCGCCTCTTTGTCCTCTTCTGGAACATCAAGTTCTACAATCTCACCTTCTTCAATCTCCTCTTCAGGAGCTTGATTATTTTCTTCTTCTAGCATGAGTCCTCCTCACGTTTACAGCGTGACGATATCATCTGGATCTGCGATCGTAGCGATGACTTCGTCGTCGTTAATAATACGGCATTCTGCATCATCGCCTAACTTAAAGCGAGCTCCAGCATACCTACCAATTAGCACCCATTGTCTTTCTTCGCACCAGGGCGTATCTCCAAACTTGTCTTTGTCTTTGTAGCACATAGGACCCATCTTAATAACATAAGCCACTACTGAGGCCAAAGCCTCTCTGTCTACAGATTCTTTTGTTAATACAATCCCACCTTTAGAAACGCCTCTTCCCCTGTAAGGAAGAATAAGCATGCGCCATCCACTAGGACTTGGCATTCTATCAATTAGGGATTTATCTACTAACGTAGGATCAAGAACTCTTTCTTCTGCGTTAACAAAAGCTTTATCGAGCTCAGATTTATCTTCTTCTTTTTTTGCTACTACCTTTTTATCTTTTTCTATACCAGCAGCAATATGGTCAGGAACCAGTATCTTGTTCTTCGTCATTTTGTTCTATCCTCTCTAGCAATTCTCTAAGTTCTTGTTCTACGTCGACGAGAGAATTGTAACGTCCACGTAAATATTGATAATCATCAAAAGATTTCGCACCATTGAGTATCTGACTCTGGGTGTCTTCTTTCTTCTCCTTTAGCCTCTTTTGTAATTGGTTGGCTACCCAAATTGTCGACATTAATAAACGCCAGAAAACTTACCACCAGAAGAAGCTTCGCCAAGACCTCTTGACTTCCCTTTGCCCATTCCTGGAGTTGGGGTTGTACTTGCTGAAAAAGTTCCTGCGTTGGTTTTTAAAGGAACAGTTCCTTTGTTACCGTAAGAACATTTATTTTTCATTACTGTTGGAGTTTTTTGATTTTTAACTTTAGTTCTTTTAATCATTTTTTTACCTGTATTGATCCATTTGGCTCAAGCCTATATCAATCAATTTTAATTCTTTTTGTTGATCAAGTCTATCTTGAGTTGTATCGTCCTTCATTCTAGCAATATCTCGCTGAGCGTCAATACGTTCTCTGTCAATTCTATCTTGATTGGTTTGGTCTTGAGCTTTCATTTGCTCTCTCATTTGAAACTGCTCTTTGTCTTGTTGTAGCTCTTGACCTTTTAAAGCTAGCTCTTGTTTTCTAATTGCAACCAAAGGATCTTCTTGCGGAGGGGTTGCTACTTGTTGAGCAAATTGTCCTACTAGATCAGTCATTATAGGAGAACTAAACTGAGCCAATATATCGCTGGCTTGTTGATTAAGCGCCGCCGCCTCAACAGGTGTGGATTGTTGGGCTTGCTGTTGCAATTGTTGATATTGCTGCTGAGCCTCGGGCGGCATCTGTTGTTGCGCGATCAAATCAGCTTTCATCTGTAGATGCTGCATGATATGCGAATATATGTTTGCTTGAATTTGAGCGTTCATTTGAACTGGCTGCATGTTTAACAAGTTAACGTGAGATGCAATATGTGCATCATGGTTCTGTTGTATAAACGCTTGAGCCGTACCACCCATTAATAAAGTGCTATTTTCCATCCCAGACTCAATCGGTTTTGGCTGAGTATCTGGTGGTGGAATTAACAAAGCATCAATATTGTCTGTACCTAAAGCTGCATACATTCTTTTGTAAGCTTCATACATTCCATTCGGGCCATGTATTTCTGGATTAGACTGTACCAATTGCATCATCTCTTGAGCCATTATAATTCTTTGGCTGGTAGAGAATATGTCTGGATTTGAAACTGGAAAAACATCTACCCTTTTATCAAAGTCCGTTTGTTTAATTTCCATTTGACCGCCTGCTATGGCGTATGGATAAACAGGCGGTAAACTTTTTGCGTAAATACTTGCCAATAAGTTAAATTCTTTCTTCTGTCCTGTATGCAATCTTTTATGGATGGCAGACAATACTTTGGTAGATTTCTCTAACAAGGCAATTGTTGTTCCTACAGGTGCTTGAGAGTTACCTTCGCCTATATTTATTTCTGCAATAGATGCAAATCTTTGACCGCTTTGAACCAATAAACCTAATAGCTGTAATAAAGTTGCACTTGGCTCTTTAAACGGCAAAGGTTGAATAGCGTCACGCAAACTTCCTGCGGGTGCATCTACATCTCTAAACTCACCTGGTTGAATAGGCGTGTCTTCATCTCGAATACGAATGCCTCGGGTTTTAAATCCTGCAGGTAAATTAGCTAAAGTTCCAGCATCTATCAATTGACGCATGATGGAAGTTGAAGCTTTAGATAAGCCACCTATCATATGTGTTAAGCCAAAGCCATAAAAGCCTAAGCCTGGTAAGAATTTAAAATGTACGAAAAACTCAATTTTGTTTTTCATAGGATCGTCTTCTTCAAAGTTTCTTCTAACAGATAAAATCTTTTCGCTGTTAGTATCAATAGTAACGATGTAAGGAAGCTTAACTTCTGTAAGCTCGCCCTCTTCGTTAGTATCTTCAAAACCTTCTAGGTCTAAATTACAATGAATTTCGTATAGATGACAAACTTCGCCTGTATCGTAAGAAGGTTCCATCCCTTCTAAAGTTT